GTAGCACCATCATCGTCAGCTCTTGTAGTAAAATCACCAAAGGTATCTCTACCATTAGGTACATGTGTATTTATACCAAATTTATTCTTTGCATTATTATCCTTTACATTTTTAGGATTTCCATCGGTAATACCCTTTTCTGAATTAGGATAATGTACTCCACCATATTTAGGCATCTTTCTCTCCTTTATTTGCTTTAGTTAATCTATCTGTAATTTGTTTTTCTTTAACAGCTTCTCTTTTTTGTTCAATTGTAGCTTGATCTTTAGCTGATTCCATTAAAAGTTTTTGTTGTTGTAATTCATTATGATCAGCTTCTTTTAACAGTTTCTGTTCAATAGTTGCCTGATCTTTAGCTGATTCCATTAAAAGTTTTTGTTGTTGTAATTCATTATGATCAGCTTCTTTTAATAGTTTTTGTTCAATAGTTGCTTGATCTTTTGCAGATCCCATTAAAAGTTTTTGTTTTTCTAAATCTAATTTTTCTTCTTCAATATTTAATTTTGTCATAACATCTAATTGTTTTAAAGCTTCTCTGCTAGTTCTATCGGCATCAGCTTTTTTCGTTCTAAGTTCTGCTGATAAACCTTTATCTTGAGCATCAATCATTTGTTGTTGACGTTTTAATTCTAATTCTTGAGCTTCTATAGAAAGTTTTGCATTTTCTACTGCTCCATCCATTTTTAATTTTTCAGTTTCTAATTGAACTCTTGCTTGTTCTAATGCAACCATTTGTTGTTCAGGTGATTGAGCTTGTCCTACAGCCATATTAGCATTTAATACATCTTTTGCTGCAGCAGCCATAACAGCTTCAATTACAGTTGGATCTCTTTGTGCTTCTGGCAGTTGTTCCATCATAACTTGTGTTGTACCACTCATTTGTTCTTGATACTTCATAGTAGTATGTTCTTGTACATTTGCTTCTAAGATTGGTTTTAATCGTGCCATAATAGGATTAGCACCATTCATAGGATCTTGCAAGTACGCCATCTTTACCTGTATATGTGCATCATGATTCTGTCCAGGAAATGCAGCTATAGGTATACCTTTTGTTGCAGCCATAATATCCGATACAGGATCTAATGGTTGTGGTTGAGGTGCTGGTGGTAATATTTCTTCTATGTTAGGCATATTAGAAGCATTAAGAATTGTTCTATTTAAAGCTTCTAGATTAAACATTCCTGGTGGTGACTGCTGTGCCATTTGTAATGCCATATTTGCTAACATCATTCTATGAGCATTACTTGGAATATTTGGATCACTTACAGGTACAATATCTACAGCACCATCAAAATCTTGTTTAAATATACTACGACTTTCATTTGGAACATCATATGGATACTCTACTGGAAGATAATCATAATCTACTTCTGCAATAATTTTAAATTCATCTCGCTGTGATTTATGTAATCTTTTATGTACTCCAGAAAAGAATTTACTAGAAGCTTCTAATAAAGCCATAGTAGTTCCAACTGGTCCATAGGAAGCAGCATCAGAAACAACTTGTTCTGTGCTGTCTGCAAACTTCTGACCAGCAGTAGTTACAAACTGAAGCATGTTGTATAGAGTTGAGGAAGGCTCTTTATATGGGAGAGGTACAATAGCCTTTTGTAAATCTATACCTGTTGCTTCAACTTCCTTGAACTCACCAGGAGAAATCGGTTCGTTATCACCAACCATCCTTACTCCTTTTGCCTTAAACCCTCCAGGTAATGTAGCAAACTGACCTGCATCTACAAGACTTCTCATAGCTGCAGTAGCTGTCATTGTTAAATTACCTAAGAAGTGTATAAGCCCTAGACCATAAAAACTAAATCCTGGTACAAATTTGTAATGTACAAAGTGTACTCTCTTTTCTTTCTTTGGATCATTTGGTCGATAATTTCTTCTAATACTTAAAACTTGTCTGGATTCTTGTTCTACTGTTACAATATATGGAGCAAGTTCTCCTTCTTCACATTCTGAATCTGGAATATCAAGATGTACATGTTGTTCTAATAATACATATTGTGGATCAGAATCAGCAGTAGGGGATAATCCCATAATCGTATCCATCTTTGTTGCAAAAGATGTTTGTGTTGGATTACTTGGATCAGGTAAATCTATATCAGCATAAATACCTGATGTTATATCTCTTTGCATATCTACAGGATTTCGATAAATAAGATGTGTATATCGTTCTGATTTTCGTAAATTAGATGCATAATAAGATACATAAAACTGATCAATAGGTACAAATTCGGAACAAGGTCTTTCTAATCCTGCATCATAATATACTTTTTTAAACGCTGAACCTATTAATGGTAAATGAAATAACATCCTTTCAAACTCATCAAAGTATTCAGGCATCTGTTCTGTTACCTGATAGTTCATAAAGTTTTGAACTCTATTTGCCTGTTCCTGTTTCTTAACGGATTGTGTTCCAAGTATTTGAGCTTTTACAGGACCACCTACTGGAAATAATTCTTGTGAAGCTTTTGCCTGGAACTTAACTGCAGATTCAATTAATAATGGATGAACTGCATTACATGCTCCTTCAAATGGTTCACTGGCATCTTCTAGTTTTAATCCTAATAAATCAAATCCTCTCTCGAACATAGATTCCCACTCTCCTCTGGAATCTTTATCGGATTGAAAATTATCAATAACCATACGAGATATATTAGATAAATCATTTGTATCTATTGTTTCTACTAAATTACTATACCACTCTTCAGCAGTTACTTCTTCTTGTATTTCTTCTTCACCAAAGTTTACAACCACACCACCTTCTGGATCTAACTCAAAAGAAATATTAGCATCTCCCTGTTGCATAGGAATTACATTTGGTGCATCTATTGGTTTTTGTTCAAATGGATTTCTCTCCGTTGCCATATTATATCCTCTCCTTTATATAGCCACCAGTTTTAAACTTGGCTATCCCTTCTTTTAAAATCTTTGCTCTTACTTCTGGTGTAAGATGTAATCTATATGAATCACCCTCTATATTAGAATCAACTATTGTCTTATCTACTGTCGTATTATATTGCTTTGCTAAATCTTCTAAATAGCTTTTCATTTTTGTATCATAATTATAACCAACTCTTGCACTACTATTTATATTGAATAGTTTAAGCATGTGTTGTTTTTTAAATTTTTTATCACCAGTTATATTTGCAACTTTTAATAAATCGTTTAATATATTTTTTCTTATCTCAGGCTCAAGCATATTTAAACCATATTTATGGAATATTTTAGTATATTCTTCTTCAGTTTTTGCATTAAGTTGGGTAATATCTCTATAAATTTCGTGGTGATCTGTATTCGGACTTGGCTCAAGAATTTGCTTCCCAAGCAGTTTCTTTTTCAGACGTATTTCTTCATTTAAATTTATTAGTTTATGAGCATCTTTTACAAATTCATCAAAGTTTTTAGATATTTTTTCTGATGCTTTTATTTTATCTATCTCTCTAGTATAGGATAAGAAATCATCTTTTCTTCCTTCATATCTATTATATTGAACTCTACCATGAGTTAAAGTAATACTATCTAAACCTTTTTCTGCAGCATCATACATTACATGACGAATAGGATATTTATACCAATCTTTATCTGTTGAATAAGGTAAAGAAGGAACTTTCCGAGTTCTTTCTATAGCTTTTATTTCTTTATCTAGTTTCGATAGTTTATTTTGTAAAGAAGGTATATCTTTATCCATAGTAATTACATTATCATGAAAATCTTTTTCCCTTGCTATCATTACTTTTCTTTTGTTTTCTAATTCTTTAATTTTTTTAGTGTGGTCTACATATCTGTTTCTTGCTACTTTTAGCTCAGTTTTAGAATATGTACCTGGATTAAATCCCTCTTCTGATATGATTTTCTGAAAATTTTTCCGTCTAATAATTAGCAAATCTAGTTCCTGTTGTAAAGCAAGTTTTCCTTTTTCTGTTATATCATCTAAATTATGTTCATGCCTTAGTTTTTTTATTTTAGCACCCAAAGTACTCCGTAATGGTACTCTTTCCCTCAACAAGTTATTTAACTTTTCAGTTGTTTCTTTATCATCTATTAAACCTATTTCTCCTGTTTGCTCGTAAGTTTGTTTTTTATTCTCAAGTATATCGTTTCTATGTTCTGATTGTGTTTCTTCTATATGCATTGTAGGATTACCATCTGCATCTATTCGTTCTGCAACACGCACTCGTGAAATTAGATTTAAATCTTGTGGATAATGATGACTTGGTTTATAATCTCTTCTACCATCCATTGGCAGCTCTGGATAAAAAGTAATTTCTCTATAATTTTTTCCACCCTTTAGTGACCATTTTTTATGTATTGTTTCTTTACCTTCTCTTACTTTAGTCTTAATAGGTATATCATTTTCTCTTATATATTCTAGTATTTCTTCTTTTGTTACAGATTCTTTATCTTTTAAAAATTTTTCTAACCCTATCCATTCTCCTTCTTCTCTTCTAAATTTTCCTCGTATTTCATTAAAAATATCTTTTCCTTTTCCTTTTTCCTGTTTTAAATTCTTAACAGCTTCTTCTAATCTTGAGAAGACTGGTGGTCCTATAACAACTTCTGTATCCGTATCATCAGTTTTAATAGTCGGTATATCTTTTATTTCTTCTAAAGTTTGTATTTCTTTATCTTCGGTTATATTTTTAGGTATCTCAATATCTGTAACATTATAACCAGTATCTTTACTACCTGTAAAATTTGCTAATACTTTTTGACCAGTTTTAGATTGTAAAATAAGTTTTCCTGCTTTTGATATTCCTTTTAATGTTAATCCAGCTCCTATTATAGCAGGAGCTAACGGACCTGTTAATGCTCCTCCTAACATCATACCTTCACCAACAGCACCTACTCCAACTAATCCAGTTTCAATTCCTTTACCAAGAGCTTCCGTTCTTTTTCCTTCTTTAGCTAATTGTGCTGTCTCTTCTACTAGTTCAGGATACGAAGGAGTATATCCTTCACCTTGTATAATATCTGGTCTTAATCCTAATGCTTCTGCAATAGCACTACCAGTAAGTACATCTAAACCTAATTGAGAACCAAATTTACCAATATTTTTTAATTGATCTTTTGTTATAGTTCCTGTAGCTTGCGAACCAATACCTTCTCGTAAAGAACGTACAGGATCTCTTTCTATAGTTTTTAATACAGTATCTATTTCTTTTCCTTCTTCTTCATCTGTATCTATTATATGATTTCTTTTTATAACTTGAGAATCTATATCTTCTTGTATAAGAGGATTTGATACTGCTAATTGACGGTATAGTTGTTCTTGTGTTGGCACTATTTAATTCCTAATATCTTTTTTTCTTTAGCTGTTAAAAAACCTGTATAGTCCACTTCCGAATCCATTGCAGCTATAGCTTGTTTTAATCTTCTATTTCTAGGACTTTTCTTTAACCATTCTTGCATCTGACCTCGTATAGTTTTATCTTTAGTTCCTTCTTGAAATGTAAAGGTTCCTCCAATATTTATCTTCTTATCTTTTCCTTTTGCCTGTCCATGTATTCCAAGATTTAGTCCAGGTGCAACTGTCCATTCTTTTTGTATGTTTATTTCAGCAGGGCTTTTTCTTTTAGTTATCCTTTTTTTAACTGTAACGGTACCTCCAGGACTTTCATAGATAATTTTATTACCTTCTAGTCTAACACCTTTTCCTAAATCCATACTCATAATATTTCTCCTTTTCTATATTATACCATTAAACTCGCCAGTATGCAACTCTTTTTTTTATTTTATTATCTTCATCAGCATATGGATCATCTGGATGTGTTAATCTCCAGGATTCTTTCATATAATGTATTGCCATTGTCATTGCATCTACCTGGTCATCATGAGCAGCATTTGGAAACTGTAACAGTTCTGTTAGTAAATCTTCAGACCAAGGTTTATGTTTTGGAATCCATACTCGACCTGCTTCAATTAACGGAGAAGCTGCATAGACTCTAGAGACTTTATCTTTATCGGGTATATAATCCTGCACAGGTAAACCACTTCTTCGCATATCTTGTATAAGAGATTGACCCGATGCTTTCTTTTCTACGATACAGATATCTGGATTAAATTGTTTATATAATACTTGAGCCATTCTACGTAACTCTGGATACTCGTATCGACCTCTCATGTTTCCTAAGAGAATTAAATTAGGAACAAAGTCTTCGGAACCATATTCATTTTCTTCAAAGTTAGAAAAGATTCCCCAGGTTTGTATTACACTATAGTCTGCTGTACTCTTTGTAGAAAAGGCTGTATCATATGTTTGAATAATAAAATCACAAGCTGGTGGTTCATTAAATTCCCAGTATTGTATCCAATCTTTTTTAATTAACCCACCTTCTTCTGGTGTGGGATCTTGCATGTATAAGGCGTTCCAGTATCGAGAACCATTCGATGCTCGTATCTCCTGTTCGTCTATGCGTAAATACTCGTCTGTTTTCCATTCTGGAAAGTAAGATGAACCTACAGGCAACTGTAGTAACTCGGCTCCTTCTTCATCTAACCAGGCAGGGATACGTATTACTTCCCAAGGTAATGTTTCTTCACCAAACTCAGCTTGTTGTTTTAATAACCATCCACATAAATCATCATAATGATATCTGGTATTAATTATTAAGATAGCACCATTCGGCATGATACGAGTTCTAAGACCTGCTGGATACCATTCTTTTACATATCGTCTACCTGCTTCCGAATAGGAATCTTCTTCCGACATCACATCATCTAGGATTGCAATGTGTGCTCCTCTTCCTGCTATTTGGGATCTGACCCCTGCTGCGTAGTAGGTTCCGTTTTGGTTTGTTTTCCATTTTCCTGCAGCCCGAACATCCGACCTAAGAGCGACCCCCTGAAAAATTTCCTGAAACTGTTCAGTCGATACAATATCTCTAACTGAACGACCAAAATCGCTTGACAACTGATCTGAATGAGAGATCGTAAGTATTTCATGTTGTGGATTCCTTCCTATATACCATGCTGGAAATAATTTAGAACAGATTACCGACTTAGAACTTCTAGGTGGCAAGAAAACCATTAGGCGTTTGATTTTCCCTGCTTCTAAATCTTTTAGTTTATTAGCAATTACTTCTATGTGTTTGCCCATTCTCCAATCAGAAATTAGAGTGGGTGCTATAAGGCGAACAAATGTAAGAAAATCATTCTTAGAATAACTTTGTACATTGTTATGTAATATATTTTTGAAAGTTATGAACTGTTCAAAAGGCTGTGTTGTTTCTTGTACCTCTTCCATACACATATTATAGCATACTTTTTTAAAAAAAGCAAGTGTAAAGTTTTATTATATATATATATATATACTATATAGTATATTATATTTAAATGTCAAGAGGTAATAATAAAAATAATAATAATAATAAAAGGTATAAAGGTTTTAAAAACTATATGTAACTATATAACTCGGCATCAATTTGACCCATAGATTTTTAGTGCATATATGTCAGTGGTATATATATAAGGGGGGAGTGAGTGGATTTTTCCCCTCTCCCCTCTTAAAATTCTTTTAAGTCTTTACAGTTTGAAAAAAACTATAGTTAGTTTGTTTATTCAGTCTTTACAGTCTTAAAAGTCTTTAAAGTTTAAAGTCTTAAAAGACGTTGTAGTCTAGATTGTCTATTGTTATTGCCTGTTAAGTCTTTAAAGATACTTTAAATCTTTAAATCCTATATGCTTTTTAAATTCTCAATAGGCAATACAAACCATACAAACCTATATATATTTTTATTAATGACTATTTAAAAGACTATAAATATTTTTTATTAATCGCTTGCATTTAGTTTTAATATATGATTTAATATTAATAATGATAATTTTATAAAGGATAAAAAGTTATGTATAATTATTTAAAAGTAAAATTTTATAATTTCAAATATCGCAACGTCAAACCTACACGTGATAGAATAAATGGCATGAAGTATCAACACGCGGTATATGAATCATATGGCGGTAAGTCTAATGAGAATCACCTTGTCATAATAGATGGTTACAATTATAAATGCTATCCTCTATACAATAGAAAAGGTGCAATTAGAAAAAATACATATTCTTTAAACGTGGACAACGTCAGAATATAATATTTATATGGCACTATTGATTCTATTATTGATAGTGCCATGCTAAGTATTAAATTTTAAATAGGATATAAAATGTCAAAAAATTTAGATATAGAAATTCAAGGATTAGCAATACTAGCATTTTGTATTAAAAGGTCTAATTTAAACAGGGCAGAAGCAATAGAAAAATTTTTAAACTTTCCTATTGAAATAAAAAATCAAATTTTTATAGATTTAAAAAATGAAGATATAAAAACTATAAAAGATTTTTTTAATATAGTTTATGGGACAAAATAACTATGAAATTAAAAGATATAAAAAAAGTTCATGTCTCTAAAATGACTGGCAAGTTAGATGGTTTAAAAGCTATTAGCACAAATACTGCTACTAATAAATTTTGTATTATTCAAAATAAATCTAGAAATAAAAATAGTATTTGTAATAAATGTTATTCTCATACCATGCTAAATACATATAGAAAACGTATGCAAGCTAGTCTTGAAAGAAATTCAGATTTATTAAGTAATAATATTTTAAATGATAATCAAATAGATTTTTATAATGATTTATACATACGCTATAACGCTCACGGTGAACTAATAAACTTAACACATTTACATAATCTAGTTT